TGCCGTTCACTGTCAATTTTTTCTTGTCGTCTAACATAGTCTCTTCTCCTTAAAAAAATAAGCCGGAATATTTCATCCGGCTTTGTTCGATTATGATTATTTAGTAATACTAAGATGTCTTGAGCACGTTGATTGTGGTTGTCTGAGATGCCTTGCCGACTTCCTGTGCAACGAGTGTCAATACTTTCATGACATTGATTGTGACAGATATGGAGGCTGATGCCGCGCCGGATACGATATCCTGAGAGTACACACCATCGACATATAATTTGATGGTATGATTTGCAGCGGTTGGTGTGACTGTGACAGAGGAAGCAGATACTCCACCGAATGAATATACAAGCTTTCCTGCCAGGAATGATGGTGCAAGTGTTCCGCCTGTGCCGGTTAAGGACAATGCGGTTAATCCACCGGATGCGCTTACAGGAATTCCTGCCTTTGTGTTCAGATATGCGATTGCATCTGCTTCGAGCGCGAAAGTCTTTTCCTGTTTCCAGTTGTTTGATGCATCGAGCATGATTGTTCCGACCAATACGTGATTGCCGAATGCAAGGGATTCGCCCTTTGTCGCATTGGCATCGGCTGGCTCGGAGAACTGGACTTTTGGAAGCCATATGGCTCTGTAGTATGTGACATCTGATACTTTCTTGGCGCCATAAAATCCGATACCGACATAAGGCACTACATCAGCGCCACTTGCGGTGATTTCAGAACCTGCCACGGCGTGACCGAGCAATAGATTCTGCACATCATCGGTGACATTATCAACTCCGAGTGTTATGGTTCCGCTTTTAAACGACTTGTCGCTTTCGGCAATCCCGTCATCGGCATAAGCTTTGATGTCGTTCATCTCTATTGAGATATCGGCTTGCATCGCTTTTGCAATGGTTCCGCTTGATGTTCCTTTGTAGACTGGATATTTTAATCCTATTTTCATGTTTTTATTCCTCGCTTTCCGTGGCGGTTTCAATGGAACATTCAAACACCACGTGGTTTGTTTTTGTGTCTTCTTCGTATAAAGTAGTTACTTGCGGGTATGTGAAACCCGCTTTGAATAATTTAGATCTGATTTGCTTTTTCAGTGTTAGATAATTGAGAGGTGTGAAAAGATGTATCTGTATTGACACCTGGTCAATCTGTGGTTCATCGTCTGCAAATACAACACCAATATCATCGGCTCGGTTCATCGTGATATAGGTCAATTCATTGCCGGTGTATGGAGTGGCTTCTACCGGGATGCCGAGAGGGGTTAACGTTGCTATTATTAATTTATTTACATCACTGTTTTCCATCTACAACCTCCCTGTTGAATACTTCCTGCATCTTGTCGACCACTTGTTTCATGACCCTGTTTGTTGCCCTTGCAATGACTGGTCTTGCAACCTGGTTCTTATTGCCGTATTCGATAAACCATAGCTTGTCGTCGTTCCAAAGAGCCTGACCGCTTGTTTTTGTGCCTTTTTTACTTCTTGCAAACACCTTTGCCGACTTCAATAACTTGCCTTTGTGCTTTCCTGTAGGCGATGCGGATATCGTCCATACTCCGTCTTTTGTTTTCCGTGGTCGAAATGGCTTGATTGACTTCCACAATTCACCCGAGTCGCTGTGTTCTGTCCTTATGATTGTCTGCAGGCTGTCGACTAAAATCGGAACGGATTCTTCAAGCATCTTTTGACTTATTTCGTCTGACAGGTTTTTGAATAATTGTTTTGGAAAATCAACTTCAAAATACGGCATATTAATCACCCGCACATCAGTTCTATCCATGCAGAGTCTTTCTCGTACGTGCGTATGATGTCATAGACTGCGTCCTCGTACCTTATCTTCTCTGCATATTTAGCAACTCCGTCAACTACTGTCCGTGTCTGTTCGTAGTTCTCAATCCTGGTCGACAATACAATCTTAGGTTTCATACCTGCCGACATCGCCATATAAAACTCTGAGCGGGTTACGGATTTCTTCTCTACAAATATTTCGTATTCGACTGCAACATCTACATTGAATCCATCGGCATCGAGTGTTTTGGTCATCGATATTAATTTTGCTGTGTACTCCGGCATCAGACCACCTCCTCGGTGTATTCTACCGACATGCTCAGATGGTTTCTGATAGATTCGTATGACATAAGTTTTCTGTCAGCCATTGCATCGCCAGGCTTGAAATGCGAATCGACATAAAGCGAGATTGCCCTTAATACAAGCGAGTCGGTTTCATCATCTACCTTGGTTGCCAGGATCCCGCACAGTTTCAATTCGGATTTGGCGGCATCAATCAATGGTTCGATTAAATCCTGGTCAAGTGCCACGCCGTTAAGTCCTATAGCCGCTTTGATTTTGTCTATGTACATCTTAGATACCGCCTTCCGTCAGATTTTTAAACCATGAGATAAACATCAATGTCGCTGTCACTAAGTGCAGCAGCCGGATTTAGAAAATTAAGTGCAAGTGTTGTCGCGCTATATCCACCTGAAGCCACTGTGGTCAATGTTTTGTTGTTGTAGATTGCAAGTACCGTGTTGTACGGAATTTTAAACGGGATCCCGAAGTCATCTGTCATTCCAACAGAAATCGTGTCACCTGCAGCTCCGCGCGCAGGGAATACTATGCTGTCGACGAATGCAAACACCTTGGTTCCGTTTACTGTTGCCGCACCAGTAGATACGATTGTTTCTGTTATTGTTGCACCGGCAAGGTCTTTGCCTGTGAAAACAACATTTCCAGTTGCGGTTGCTTGATTCCCTGTTATTGACATGACGCGTCCGCACTTGGGTTGACCGTCGAGAGCTGCTGCAAGCTTTGTCACAGTCACTCCGGTTCCAAGTGTTACTGCTGCTATAATTGTTGCAGCTCCGGCAGCTTCGCAGTCGCCTGCATCGATGTGATAATGTGCTAAAAATGCACGGTCGCAGGGTACGCCTGGCACATCGGTTTGTATTTGCTGTCCCATTTTTGGATTGTATGGATAAAACATAAGTCAGTTCCTTTCTTCTGTACGCTTAAAAACACGTTACAGAGATAACCCGGGCTGTTACACCCGGGTCAGTTCTTTAGTTATTTAGTTGTTCAGGTATTGATTAGGCTCCCTTTTTTACGATGATAACGCCGGCTGCGTCAAGGAGTTTTCCGTCGGCAATCAAGATTGACTTGTCTACCCACTGGTTTGTATCGTGGTCCAACCAACGATACATGGTCATCTGCATGTTGCTATTGATGCAGTAGTCATTGAGTTTGACAAAAATTGCAACGATATCGCCGACTGCTGCTGTGTCATAAGGAGCAACGATGTCATCTTCAACAAGGATAACTTCGCGTCCGCCGAATTTCTCAGGGATTGCATCGGTTATGCCGTAGTTTACGCGTGCCATTGGTTGGCCGTTTGCATCCTGCATACCGTCGATGTAGCCTTCGAATGTTTGAGCGGCCATGATGAAGCTTCCGCCTGCTCTGTAGGCAACAGGTATTTTCCCGAATATCTTCTTTTTCCATGCTCCCCAGTCTGCGAATTCTGCAGATGAAAGAGTTATAATCTGTCCTGCGACAACTCTTGGGTCTGCTGTGATTCCGAGTGGCTCGGTTGTTCCAACGCCGTTGATTATGGCAGCGTCCATTGCCTTCAAATTGGCTTCAACAATAAGGTCTATCATTGATGCTTCAAACGATGCAAGGGATACTGTCTCGGTCAACAATGAAGTGGCAATTTTGCACTCAAGACCATAATAGGAGAACGAAACAGATGTGTTTGCTGTAACTTTCTTTCTATCGGAAGGAGTTGTTTCGGTTATCCATGTAGCTGTCGGCTTCAAGGAAAGGATGGGAAAATTCACTCCGCCTTTAAGATTTGTTTTGCGGACTTTTGAAAAGATTTTGCCATAGACTGTCATCTTCTTGATCAACTCATTCATGATGGTTGTCGGGATGACTGCTGCAGCTTCAGTTGTGGAAGTGAAAGCGTCAAGTCTTGTTTCTAAGGTCGGCATTTTACCGGTCTTGCAAAACTCCATGAACTGTTTTCTGTATTCAAGGGTTGAATACGGATCTTCCTCTGACTTTTTCTCTGTGGCTTTAGGGATTACGTTCCCTTCAACTGCGCCAATATTGATTTGGTTGGCAAGGGCTGCTCTGCTTTCTATGCCGGCAAGTTCTGCCTGCAATGCTCTGCTCTCTGCTTCGATTGCAGAAAAATCGATGTCGGATGTTCCGGTTAAAAGTTCTTTGATTTCGCCGAGTCTTTTTAAGATTTCATTCTTTCTCATTTGTTTTGGTCTCCTTTTCGTTTTTTTAAATTCCGTTTAGTTCCAGTAGTAGGATCAGTTTCTTTTTTCGCAATTCGTCAGCATCCGCCAACTTGCGCTCTTTCTCGGACTCCACCTCGAAAAAACTCCTTGCAGATAATTCGGTATCATCGTATGCCGGGGTATCCACCGCGGCTACGTCATACAGCTTTTTGATTTTGAGGATAGTACGGGTTCTTGTCTCCGTGTTGTAGCTATCCTCGGCTACGGTAAATGCAAAAGACATCTTGTCGATTGCACCCTCTTTAATTAGCGTGTACAAATCACGCGCCTGTGTGATATTGAACAGCGTTGCAGACAAAGATAAGCCCAGTTCATCCTTGATTAATCTGAGCGAGCCTTTACGCGTCCTGGCCATAATGAACATGTGCTCGGTATGGTTGTAGCGAAGCACGACGTCAGACATATCGCACTGGTCGAGCGCACCGGCATCGATTACTTCGTAATATTTGATACCGTCATACTCATAAATCAATGTGGGCGAGTTGAATGTGATTGCACGTCCATCGATTATCATTTGATCTGAAGCTAAATCATTAACCGCCACATCGGCCATTCTGATTTCTTTTTTTTCTTTAGGCATTTGGTTGCACCTCCGTTGTTTTGTTTGGATCGATAGCTGGTGTGTCTTTTATTGGTGCGACATTTATAGGTTTATTCGCCCCCTCATCTACCTGGGCAGTATCAAGCCGTCTTATTGGCTTGCTTCCACCCTCGATAGGTCCAAGGTTCATAATTTGTCGCCATTCGTTCGGAGTCATGGCGCCGCGGTCTACCATTGCCTGTAGCGACAACTTGGTCGACATGCTCGCATAAGCAAGATTGCTGGATTCAACTATTATTTTGTTTCCAAATCCGCGCTCACGATTTGTGAAAAAACCTCTTGTAAACCCGTTCGAAAGCTGTATGATTATCGTCTCTAATTCACCCTCATAAAAAGCATTCCACTTATCCTCTGTCCACTTGTTTTGGACGATGTCGTCATTCACGCCGAAATAGGCGTACAGTCTTTGAACTGCTTTATCCATCTGACTGGCGTTAGGTACATAGGTTTCATTTTTTACCTGGGTTAAATCAAACTTCGCATCTGCAATAACAACTCCGGATCCTTTTTCAATTTTCAGATAGTTGTTTGTAAAATCATCAATCTGCTTTTGCTGGTCTTCAGGTCTAAGAACTGTATTGAATTTCATAATCCACTTTATTAATGCGGAATTCTTAATCGCTGCTACAACTCCCTGATCGGTTGTGTTTATAACCTCCATGATTTTGCTTGTTGCCGCTATTCCCTCATCTCCGAAAAAGTCATGAGAGTAGAAATCCTTGCGAAGATGAATTAGATCCTCGTAAGGTACTGTCATTCTCTTGCCACCCATGAATTGAAACTTGACAAATATTATGTCGTTCTTTTCAACAAGCTCCACCGAGCTGTACGGTACCGGATATATCTCAAGCGGATATCCCTTCATGTCCTTCTTTATGTAGGCGAATGCATTGTGTGTAATTTCACGCTGATATACCATCTTCATCAGGAAATCTTGCATTGACATATATGGGTTTGGCTGTTCTAGTATCCGGTTAATCCAGGCGATGCTGTCTATTTTTATATTTTCGCCGGTACCAACTATATGCTTGACATTGCATTTGCCTATAGCGTTCGCCTTTGGTCTGATTGCAGAGCGTACGATATCGGAGTTGAATATATTTCCATCCCAGGTATAAAACGTAGTAGTCGAGCTGTTTATCATTTCGACTCTTTGCGTTTCCTTCGGCTCGGTCTTGCCGGAAAACACCCTGCTGAATAATGATCGTTTTTCCAAAATGTCACCTCCTAAATCATTCCCTGATAGTCGTTGTATTTATCCTGTAAGATTACATATGCATCAAGAAGCGCTGCAGTTCCATCAATGCGCTTTCTTGACTTGCTTGTCTTGACCGGTTGGATATTGTCGTTTTTATCAACGTCAATAGCGGTGTTTGTCAGACACCATTTGTCAATCGGGTTGTTGTTATAAATAATCAACTTACTTTCAATATCTGCTCCGAGTGACTTCATCGGTGATGACAGTGTTTTCTTTCCCTGATGCACAGGTATCATTGCGTTCTTTCCAAATTCTCCGCGCATTTCCTCAACCCACATCTCAGAACTCCATGCATCGTAACCAAC